TTGATAATCTTCCATATTTTACATTTTTTGTTGAACTATATATTCTCGAGCTTAAATATGATTTTAATAAGATTACATCTCTTGTTCGTAAACAAAAAACTACAGAGTATGACACTTTAGAAGCTAAAAAGCTTGTACAATACCATGTTTATGACATGTATGACACTTCTCACAAGGATTTAATCTTCTCAGGCAGATTTTTTAAGATGGGTATGACACTTTCTGATATGGATTCAATTAAAGTTGTTGAAACTATCTTAACTCAAACTCAAGATGGCCTTGATGAATTATACTCAACGTGGATGGAAGATGGCTATGAAGGCCAAATGGTACGAATTGATGAAGCTTACGAAAACAAAAGAAGTAAATTCTTACTCAAACGTAAAGAGTTTATTACTGATGAATTTCAAGTTGTGTCAATGTTAGAAGGTAAAGGTAACTGGGCTGGTTATGTAAAACATTTTGTATTACGTAAACCCGATGGAACAAACTTTGGAGCAGGAGTAAGAGGTACACAAAAAGTACTAGAAAAATTGTGGAACGATGGTAACACTCCAGATTGGGCTACATTAAGATATTTTAACGAGACGCCTGATGGAATCCCAAGATTCCCAGTTGTAATTGATTATGGCTTTGGCCAGAGGGAAGACTAATGAGTAAATGGCCAGAAAGAAAGCCGTGGCACGACGGTGAACGTATACAATTTGACTATGATGATTACATAGTATCAGCTGTAAGATTTACAGGTTCTTATGGGTGGAAAGCAAACTTATGGGAAGTTGCTTTTATGGATAGAGATACTCAAGATTTTGTGGAACCACCACTTGATTTTATGAGTGAATATTCTTTCTCAGGAGATGTTGGAATCTATGGGCATTTAAATGACCCAGAGTTAGATAGAATACATAAAGCAATGAGTCAGTTGGGAACGTTATGAGTAAGTGGCATGGTGGCAAAGGCTCAAGCAGAAGAAAAGAAGATAAGAAAAAGATTGATGATAATTGGGATAAAATCTTTAAGAAAAAAGTTGAACCAATTACTAAAGAAGATATTGGAAAGTATGCACACCCTGCATATACAAGATATCCTCACTTAAAAGACCTTGAAAAAGCACTTGAAGATTTAAATAAAGAAATACATGGAGAGAATGATGATGACTGAATACACCGAAATGGTAGACAAATTTGCTAAAGCAATTGAAGCAGAAGAATGGAACCAAAAATCCACAGGATTGCATATGCACAGTTTAAAAAGTATGTGGTATGAAACTGACGAGACTCGTATTCATTTCGATAATGGAATGGTACAAGATATCTCTTATCCAGATGGCCGTATTGAAAGATTTCAAAACGGTAAACTGATTCACATTTTTGGTAACAAACTTTCAGGCGATGAGCTACTCTCTGCTTATCTTAACAAAGTATGAAACTAAGTAATTTTGATAAGAACTTTATGCCTTTATGGATAACAGTTTTTCTAATGCTCGTAATGGGTTTTGCTTATGATTTAAAAGCACAACCAGGTATTGATTATGATTATGTCATATCTCAAGATGAACATTGTATGGCTCTAAACATTTACCACGAAGCTCGTTCAGATAGTTTAGCAGGTAAATTTGCAGTAGCTGATGTCGTTCTAAATAGAGTACGAGACGATAGATACCCTAAAACAATATGTGGTGTAATATACCAGGGAGACCATAAACCCTCTTGGAAAGACTCTAGTCAACTCGTACCTGTGCGTAATCGTTGTCAGTTCAGTTGGTATTGCGATGGTAAAAATGACACACCTTTAGATGCTGACTCTTGGAATGAAGCTGTTTTAATTTCTTCACAGATAATTAAGAATGGTAAACATCGAGGGTTAACAGAAAGTGCTACTCATTATCATGCAGATTGGATAGAACCTTATTGGGCCCCAACATTACAACAAGTAGGAACTATAGGTTCTCACATATTTTATCGTGCCGACTAATATAAATAATCCTTTAATGAGGAGTATATTATGGTCGTTGCGGGAGTAGATTACAGTTTAACAAGTCCAGCAGTTTGTGTGCATTCAGGTGAAGAATGGAAATACGAGAATTGCAAATTTTATTACATGGTACCAAATGAGAAAAAAATTAGAGAAGCTGAAAACTATAATTGTTCAGTATATCCTGAGTGGAGCGAAGACTGTGAGCGCTTCAACAATTTGGCCGAGTGGAGTTTACAGTGGATATCTGCCGCCGGATGTAGTAGAGTTGCTATTGAAGGATATGCCTTTGGGGCAGTCGGAAGAGTCTTCCAAATCGCAGAAAACTGTGGACTCTTAAAATACAAATTATGGAAGCAAGGAATACCTTATAGCGTTCCTGCTCCTACAGAAATTAAAAAGTTTGCAACAGGTAAAGGTAATGCAAACAAAGACATGATGTTGGATTCTTTTAAAGAAGAAACAGGGGTTGACATTCGTGTCAAACTTGATATAATAAAGGGATATAATCCAATTTCAGATATTGTTGATGCTTACTTCATCGCAAAATTTGAACATTTTAACGGAAGCAATAATGATAGTAATATTTAACGGACCACCAGCTAGTGGCAAAGACGAAGCTGCATCTTTATATAAAGAGATGTTTGGCTTTGAAGCATTAAGTTTTAAACATCAATTGTTCAAAGAAACAATAGAGTTCTTTGGAGTTGATAAGAAATGGTTTATGCAAGGTTATAATGACCGTGAACAAAAAGAAGTGGTAGAACATGCTCTTGGCGATCACTCTCGTAGAGAAGCAATGATACACGTTTCTGAAAATGTTATGAAACCAAAAAAAGGTTTAGATTACTTTGGTAAATTGGTTGCTGAAGAAATAGAAAATGGAATACATTACGCTGTAGCAGATGGCGGATTTGTAGAAGAACTTGAACCACTCATCGAAAGAGTCGGTAGAGAAAATATTGTCATTGTTCAAATTACACGTGATGGCCATGACTATTCTTCAGATAGTCGCAGATACTTTAACGGTAATCTTGTTAAAGAATATACTATCAATTATCCAACAGAAATAGATAGTGCTTATGTTCTTAAAGAAGAAATGAATATTGACACATATCGTGTGCACAACAATGGTTCAGTCAGAAACTTTCATAGTATTCTAACTGACATTTACAATGAATTGAAAGAAAGTTATAACTTTGAACAAATTACAACAGATACCGAAGCCGAACATAATCAATCTGATTGATTGTCCCGATCGTAAAGCATATACAGAATCTGAGTTTAGTAAACTTGGTTGTTCTGATATCCATGTGCATGTTTACGAAAGATACAATAAAGATTCTATTAAGTTTATAGGAGACCCTAAGTTATTAGAAATAATGACTAAAGGTGTTACATCTTCTCACTTGCTAACTATTAAATGGTGGTACGAAAATACCGACGAAGAAATTGGTTTATTTTTTGAAGATGATGTAGACTTTGAACCTGTAAAGCATTGGAACTTTACTTTAATGGAATTCATTGAAGGAATCAAAGCAGAGTGGGGAGCATTACATTTGTGTAATGTATTTGAGTATCCTTATGATAAAGATACAGAATATCCACCAATGATGCTTCGTCGTCGTAATTTATGGGACCATGGCTTACAAGCATATGCGTTAAAGCGTGAATATGCAAAAAAGATTATTGATTATTATTTTATTGAAACGGAAAACAATAGTGCAATTGCAATACATTATAAAATGCCACTAGGTGCTGCACCATCATTTGAAAACAATGTGATGCATGGATTTGGACCAGTGTATACATTCCCATTGTTTAACCAGAATGTAATCGACTTCCGTTCAAAGAATATATATTATTATAACAAACAAGCAGACTCTGCAATTTACTCATACGAATTTTTAACAGATTGGTGGGAAAAGAAAGGGTCACAAAAATCATTAGACAACATTTATGAGGAAGCGAAATATGAATGATTTAGAAAAACTGTGTGCAGTACAAATTGTGATTAGCGATTTAGAAAAGCAATTAAGACCAACAGCAACTGGTCACATTCACACTACAATTAACACATTAAGAGATTATGCAGGTTCTTTAAAAGAATCAGTGAATGCTAAACTGGAGAGTACAAATGAGTTGCGTGTATAAAGGAGAAGTAATTAACTCCGAACAATCTGCCAATGCAAAAGGCGGAACTGAAATGATGAGGCAACGTTTTGTTGACCTCGTAGATAAAGATTTACAAGATAAGGTAGCTGTTCATTTAAGCAGACCTCGTGAACTGAAAGATGATGTATTAAATATCTTATGGTGCCACGACTTAGCTGAAGACCCAGAGAATAAAATTCTTGCAGATGGTGGTTGGGAAAAGTTTGACCATTTTGTTTTTGTATCAGCATGGCAACGTGACCAATACATTGTAAGATTTGGTATGCCTTATAGTAAATGTACTGTTATCTATAATGCAATTGAAAAACAATTTGCTCCAAAAGAAAAGCCATTAGATACAATTAAGTTTATCTACCATACAACACCACATCGTGGATTGGAATTATTAGTACCAATCTTTGATGCATTAAGTAAGCAATACGATAACATTCATTTAGATGTTTATTCTGGTTTTGAAATTTATGGATGGGAACAACGCAATGAAGCTTATAAAGGTTTATTTGCAACAATTGAAGCACATCCAAATATGACATATCACGGAGTTAAATCTAACGAAGAAGTTTTAGAAGCTCTTGATGATGCTCATATTTTCTTATATCCAAATGTTTGGAAAGAAACCAGCTGTATTGCACTTATTGAAGCAATTAAAAGTCAGGTTATTTGTATCCACCCAAATTACGGTGCATTACCTGAAACAGCACAAAACGCTACAATTATGTATGATTGGAACGAGGACCCACAAGTTCACGCCAACTATGC